CAAGCTCCTGGCTACACTGTCGTAGTGTTAGTCCAGCGCGAATACGAAAGTCCTTTAGGAGCGCGCCAAATGTGATGTTCATGCCATATGTGGTACTAAAATTACCACATTGTCAAACATAAATCATGGCGACTATCCCTTGGCGACAGGTAACGCTGCGATTTTACGCAGAATCCTAGTCGTGGGTGTGTTCTCGGCATCGGTCTTGTTGATGTAGTCCATTGCCGAGTCGGTGAGCTTGTTTTTCAGCCCGAGCTTATAGCTCTGCCGACAGAGGCGCGTGATAAGAACACACATGTTTTCGCGCTGCTCCTTTAATTCGGCCACCTTTGGGCCTGCGATGGCTTCAAACATGGCATGGGCTTCGGTGAAGTTGAGCAGGTTCGTGCCGATTCTGCCTTTGCCGTGCTGAGTGGCGCACAAGTCGGCGCAAACGCTCTCAGGGAGTGGCCATTGCAGAAAGGCGTTAGTCATATCGTCGATTTCTTGGATCGGTGTTTTCATGGGTTACGTGTCGCAATGGGATACTCGCCTTTGGTTATGAGATATATTTTCATGCGAAGATTGTCGTGACCTCGAAGTTTGCGATCGCTTGGCCCTTCGGATCGATCGTGCCGATACCCTGCCTTTCGATCTTGTTATTCGGAGAGCCCTTATCGATTTGCACGCCGATTTCATTCCCCAGAATTATATTGCCGCCCTCGATGAATGATCCGCTCGTGCCGCCGGTGAAGAGCACGATCGGAAGCGGCATGCCGGCGTAAAGCTTGCACTTCGAGATCTTGACTCCCGAGGATCCGTTGATCCGGACCATCGTGCCGCCATTCGATGCTTGAGCCCAAAGGCCGTCGATCTTGATGTCGGATCCATATTCAATATCGACACCGCCTTGATAGAGATTGCCCGAATAGGAATTATCGAGTTGCGCGTCGGTGATCGATATGTCGGCGAGGCCGTTAGGGAAAGCCGCCGGAGTGCCTAGCGCGGTCAAGAGAGCGCCCATGCTCACGCCTCGGATATGCCCGAAAAAGGCCCCCTGGCAATCGGTGAGCCCATTGCCGGCGTTATCGAGCAGGATCGGAGAATTCCATTGCGACATATAGACGCCGAAGATCCGTGGATTGATGCACGAGCTCAAGTGAAGCGGATTGCCCGAGCCCGGCGCTCCCGCGACCGCGGGCGCGGTGAGCGTGCCGCAACCGTAAAGAAAGAGATCTTCGAGCGTGAGCGCATGGCACACGTTGAATTTCGGGCCGTATGTCCATCCGGCGCCAGGCGTCGCTTGCACATAGCGCCCCGAGAAGACGGCTCCAATCGACACGCGCCTCATCGAGCTTCCTCGATTCGTCTCGGCTCCGGTGTCTTCGCCGTTGCCGATCCCGTAATCGACCGAGTAGGGGCATCCGCATGCGGCGCCGGCGAGAATGGCGAGATCCGAAGTCGCAACCGTATTGAGAAAAGGATAAGTGCCGGTCGATAGATCGAAGCGAAAGCCGTCGGTCGGATTCACGAAGAGGAATTGCGTGCAGTCGCCCGGATCCCCGAAGATCGAAAGGTTTCCAATGAGCGGCCCAGGAGGCGCAAGCGGCCCTGACATGATGTAACGGCCGGCGGGATAATGAAGGGATGCCGGATAGTTGGCCGCCGCCGCCCATGCCGCCGCGAGCGCCGCGTTGGCCGCCTCGGTGTCGTCTGTGGCGCCATCGCCCTTTACTCCAAAGGTTGTTGCGTCGAAATTATTCACACAAAATTGTCACTCGATGCGTCGGCTAGTTGATTGAAGAGCTCTACCTTCGAGTGATTGGCGCACTCGTGATTGCAAACCTTCGATGGATCGAATTCCTCGAAGACTTTCTTCGCCTCTTCGGAAAACCAAAGCTCGGAGAAAGTGCGATCGCGGATCGAGCCGATCAGGCCGTGCTCGGAATAGGCCGTATTGTGGCAGGCATACACGTTCAAGTCGGCACCGACGACAGGCACCGTTTGCATATATAGGCATCGATGAAACGGCCTATGCGGGATTTTCGAGGGCGAATCGATCTCATAGAACGAATTGACCGTGAAGCTTTCGTCGGTGAAATGCTCCGCGATTTTTTGGAGCTCATAGTTCACATGCTTTGCGATCGGCGCGTGATACTGGCGAAAGGCTTCGAGATAGACCGGAGAAAAGCGCACGTTTTCAACTCCGATCGATTTGAGCAGGCGAGCGGCCTCGATCAAGTGAAGGTGATTCTCGCGAGTGACGATGAAATTCACGCCGAGGTCGCAATCCGGATTCTTGTATTTGGCGAAGATCCGCATGTTCTCGATCACCTCATCGAAGAAGCGGGCCGGCACGTTGCGGCTAGCAGTCATTTGCTCGGCGTTGCAATAGTCCATCGAGACGCGCACCCATTTGGCGCCATGAAGCGCTCTTGCCTTTCGGCCGACGAGAGATTGGCCGTTTGTGATGATCGAAACGTCTATGCCGCGGGCGGTCGCATTCTCGATGATGTCTTCGATCATCGGATGGATCAGCGGCTCTCCGCCGCCGGAAAAGGTGACAGCCTTCACTCCGAGTTGCGCGAGATCCCGAATGAGCTCGATCGCCTTGCCGACCGGCATTTGGTCGTGCTCGTGCATCGTCTCGTGCATGTGACTCTGCAAATGCTCTTCCAGCCGATCCTTCGGCCTAGTCGTGCCGTCGGAGTACACGCACCAATGGCAAGCATGCGAGCATCGATTCGTCGGCTTGATGCGCACATAGAGGGGGGCCGCGATCTCGCCCATTTGAAAGCTCCGGATCTTCTCAGGGAATTGGAAGATCTTTAAGTGCGAGTATTTATTATGCTTCATGGGGAGAGCTCGAAGATGTGATTTGAAGGAATGCCGTATTGCTTCCGGAGCCAGGGACGGCACAGCCAACGTCGACGTAAAAGCCTCGATCCGGAAGCTTGAGATTTTCGGCGATCCATCGATCCTCGCCATATTCGGAATAGAAGTTCATTCGCGGAGCCCGAGAAACCAGGGCCGGTCAAAAGGCACGAGCCGAATATAATCGGCGATCTTGTCTTTGTTGCTCGGCCCGATCCAAGCCGGCGGGATATTATGGAATGGCCAGAGCGTCGACCATGATGGCAATTCAACATGCGTAGGGCCGGCCGACATATCGGAATATCCGACGAGCCCGACAGGCAATTGCATTTGATCGATGTCGAGTTTGATTTGTTCGAAGGCGCGCTCGATCAGAAACGGCGTGATCGAATAGACGATCGGCCTCAAGCCCTCGCTCGCCATGCCGGCCGCGACCGAGATCATCGATTGCTCGCAAAGCCCGACGTTAAGGAAGCGGCTAGGAAAGTCTCGGCGGAATTTCTCAAACATCACGGCGCCGACATCACCGATGACGAGATGAATCCGCGAGTCGAGCTTCGCCCGCTCATAGAGCGCAAGTTGGAAAGCCCATTTCATCCGAAGATCCTTTTAAAATCTGCCTTGGTGTACCATCGCTTTCCTTTCGCAGCCCGCATTGCCTCGTCGACCGCCTGTTTTCGCGTTTCGCAAAACTGTCCCAATGATTTCATGCAAGCCCATTCGATCGTCGGAAATTTCCAACGATAACCAAAGATGCTCTCGGTGATTTTAATATCCATTTTTCGGATCGCTCTCATTTGAGTTGCTCCATGATCTCGGCGAATTCCTCATCGGTGATCTTGTGCACGGTTTCGTCGGGGCGATCCTCGAAGAATTTCACGCCGTCGCCGATTCGGCTGAGATGGATCTGGACAGGGAAGATCGAGTCGAGGCGATTGATCGCGCCGTCGAGCAAGAGGTCGGCGCCTTGGTGGAGATTCACGTCGATGTGAACGAAGAGCCGGCCCTTGACACCCAGTCGACGCGCGAGGTGAAGAGATTCCCATGTCGTGCCTTCGAGGCATTCCCCGTCGCCAAGCAGCACGTGCACGATCCCAGCAAAGCCCTGGATCCGCCTTGCATGGGCCATGCCGACGGCGAAGGGCAATCCATGCCCGAGGCTTCCGGCGGTCATCGTGACGCCGTGCCAGGGCGCGCGCTCGGGATGGACCTTCGACACGTCTGGCGAATACCCGCGGAAGTGCTCAAGGCATGCATAAAGGGCGGCGCACGAATGGCCCTTGCTCAAAACGAAAGCGCCGCTCTCGCCTCCAAACTTGTAATTCATCGTCTCGAAGATGTCGGCTATGATCGGGAGCGCCGAGAGTGAGGTCGGCGCATGCCGATGACAAAACTTGTAATCGATCTCGATCACGCGCCGGCGGAGCTTGCGAAGTAATTCGGGAGAGCTCATGGCGGCCGTATTCTGTTCAAAAGCTTCGGCACCCATTCGGCCAGCATTTGCGCAACCGCATAAGGATCGAGACCGTCATGAAATGAGATTTGTACTACCGCGCTCACAAAAGCCCTTTCGCTTTAAGTACGCTCCGAACGCCGTCGACATTATTCGCATGAATAGCTTCCGGATCCAAATCGACCTTTTCCCGCCCATTGATGATGACGCGGAGCTCGACAGTCTTTCGATTCCAAATGTTAAAGGTCGGCCAGCTTGGCCCGGTCGAAACCATCAGGATCCGCCGGCAGCGTTGGGATAGCTGTCCGATTTGCGTCACGGTCCAGTGTAAATCCTCAGTCGTGAGATAGCCGGCGCCGGAGAAGTGGTTTGTGGCCATCAACGAGTAGCCGCGTTCCCGGAGATCCAAGATTAGTTGATCCATTTCCGAGGGCCGGTATTCAGAAGCTTGGCCGCTCAAGGGCCTTGCATTGACGACGAGAAAATCGAGCTTTCGGTTTTCCTCATAATCCGGCGATTTGTTTTGGAGTGCCGGATAGTCGAACAACAAATCGCGGGGAGTCGACAGCGCCGAGCGAAGGCCCATCTGGGCCGCCAGGATCCGAAACCAATCGAGGATGAATGTCGCGTAATTGTTTCGTGTCGCCCTGTCCGCTCGCTCGTAGCGATCGCCTGTATTTTTCCAAGCGTCGATCGAGGGCACGCGCGGCTTTGCGAACCAATGCATAGATCCGAATGTCTCGGGGAGCGCAACGAGCTTGATTGGCAGGTCTAAAGTCATCGCCTCAAGCTCGCGAATATATTCCGCGTGGAGATGGTGCTCAAAGCAATGCCCCGGATTCGCTTCAGCCAGCTTTCGCAAGAAATGCACATGCGCGAGATTGTCGCCGAGGCGCAAGGCGCAATGAGTCCGGATTGTCTTCATTCGATGATTGAATGAAAACCGTGATCTTTGAGACAACCATCGGGAATGCGGCCCAAAAAATCTATGAACTGCGCCTGGACAGCGACTTTTCTAGCTCTTTCAACAGCCATTCGCGCAAGCAAAATGTCTCGCAAAACGGATTTGAAGCCTTGCGAGCAATCTTGGGCAATGGAGTGCGATTCGTCGAGTGTGCCTGTGAAGATGATCTCAATTTCAAATCTGAAGCTATTAGTAACTTGGATCTTGACGAGCGCATCCGGGCTCGCTGCTTCGTTTTCATGTGGTGAGATCATAGGAAATGGCGATTATGCCTTGGGAACAAGTAGATTCTTTCTTGGATTCACATAACAGTCCGGGTGTTGGGCGACGAAGATAACCTTTGGTTTGGGTCCAACGACGGGCGGCCTACTGTGCCACCCGCCTCGTCGCGCGCGCGCTTGATCGGATAGAGCGGAAAATAAATAGCCGATCAAAAGAAAACCGACAGCTTCAAGAAATTTCATGGTTTATGTGTTGCCAGGGGATAATCGCCTAGGAAATTCAGCCGGCGGCCGCGGAGAGCTCGTGCTCAATGCCGCATCGTCGCTCGATGAGCATATCGAGCCGGATCCGTTTGCCGGCGTCTTTAGGTTCGACCGGATAAGCTGATCCGCCAGGGCGCCGAATAGAATCGATCTCGGTTTTCACTTCGGCGAGCTCGGCCCTTAATTGCTTCCTCACCCAAAGCTTTTGTGAAGGGCTTCCCCGCGCGCTTGCGCGCGTTGGTGATTCCTTGATGGTTCCCTGACGTACTGGGCGGACGCCGGTGTCCTCTTTTATCGGTCGCAAATGTCCGCTTTTAGTGTCGCAAATGTCCGCTTTTACAAAAGAGGTCAAATTGTCCGCTTTTACGATGACTCGGTAAATCGTCTTCAATCCGCGGCCTCGGCCGGCGCGAACGATCGCGAGCTCGCCGGATTCTACGATTTCCCCGATCGTGCGGCGAACCTGACGACCGGAAAGCTTCGATTTCTTGGCGAGAGTTTTTTGCGACGGATAGCAAATTCCCTCATCGTTTGCGAAATCGGCCAGTGCCAGCAAAACCAGCAGCGAGCCGCCGGCATGCTTCGAGTGCTTCCAAACCTGGGACATGATCGCGATGCTCATTTTCGTCGAGGATCCGCGATCAGAAGAGCCCAAATGCCGAGGAAGATCATGGCAAGAATGCCCAAAATAAAACGCGGAAGGGCGATCGGCGCATCGAGCCATTGCAGGATCGAGCTCATGTGAATTTCACGTTGAGCCGGCGGGCTTGGCGAAGCTTAGAGATGCCGATCTTGATCGACTTGCGGATCACGTCGGCTCGTGAAATCTCGTCAAACCTAGCGACCTCATCGATTTTCTGCACGATCTCGGGCGAGACGCGCACCGTGAGAGTGGCAAGCTTCTTTGTGAAATCCGGCATCGTGTATGCAAATGAATTCGCGCTCTCATTCGGGCAAGAAAAAAGACGAGCGGTTTTCCGTTTCCTTCTGAAAAAAAGTCATTGATCCAAAGAGCTTCCGCCTCGATGGATCAAAAATCTTAAAGAAATGATCTCGATCCGAAACGGAGCATGCGACGAGATTAAGCCCTCGGTCTTCGACCGGCCCGGCGGCCATGAAGTCGCGCGGCTTAGGGGCGAGACAAGTCACGCGATCGAGGCGCTCGATTCTCCGGCCGATTTGCTGGCACAAGAGCTCAAAATCCAAGTCGATCGGTATTTCGACGACGGCGGCGAGATTCCGGAAAGCCGAGACACGTTTTGCCGGTTTGTCGTCGAGCAATTCCGGTCGGCTGCCGGCCCTACGGCTGTTTCCGCGATGCTCGAAAATTTCATCGCGACTGACGAGATCACTCACATGGCGAATATGGCTAGGCGGATGCTCGTCATCATACGAAGCCAAGCCCGGCCCGCTCTCACGTGCGACGCAATCGCGATCGCCTTTGGGATGCACATAGGCGAGGGAAGATCGCTCGAAGAGATCGCAAAAGCGCACGGGATCACCAAGCAGGCGCTTTCCAAGCGAGCGATTCGGATTTGCAATGAGCTCGGCTTGCAACCGTCGACCTTGATGAGATCCGAGAAATCGCGCGAGAGCTATCGGCTTAAGCAGCGGCAGCGGCATGCCGCGGCACGCGAAGCCGGCCTTGGCCTGGGATCGATCGCCGAATTGAAGGCAAAGCTCGCAGCGGCCCGCCAGCATGTGAACGGAAGCCAGCTTAAACTGATGACCGCTTGACGACGCATTCGCCGTCATGGCTAGCAGACTTTACGGCGAATTTAGCCTTTCTGAGCTCATAAAAGCCGTCTCCAAGCTTGGCGGCGTTTGCACGCTAAACTCTCGATCAACCGGCTCAGAAATCATCGTGAGCCGCAAGGGAGCGGGTGATCCGGCCCGTTTTATCATCGCCGGTGCCAATCTGGCCGAATGCTCGAAGAAAGCGGCCGCCGATCCGGCTCTTTACGATTTCTTGGATCCCAAACATGAAAAACGCAAACGACAACCTACCAGCCCGAAGCGATGAGCTCGAAGTGCAATTGCGCCTCAAGTACGGCGTCGAGCTCACCGATATTTCCCTCGAAATGCCGCCGACGCTCGAAGAGAGCGAGATCCTCGAAGTCGGTCAGCGCGTGCGAATGCTCCACAATGCGACCGCTTGGTGGATCGCTGATTTCATCCTTTGTTGCCAGCGCATGTTTTTGGAATCCAAGCAGGCGCGCGGCCGTCGGCGCGAGATCTACGATCGAGTTCTCAAGCTTTGGCCAGAATACAGCCGGCAAAGGCTCAAGGATTTCGCCTCGGTCGCGCGCCGAGTGCCGTTGAAACTGAGATCGCCAGAGCTTTCCTTCGATCATCACATTTACATCGCGACGCTTGCCGAAGAAGCAAACGCCGAAGTCTTGCAAGCCCTTTACATCAAGCGGGCGCGTGAGAGTGAGGCGACGGCCGAGCAATTGCGCCTTATGATCGCCGACACGCGCAAGGGAATCGCGAGCGAAAAACCAAAGCGCCAACGCATGAAGACCGTCATGGAAGCCCCGGCTGGCGGCGCCGATGCTGAAGATGAGCCTGCCGCCGGCGCCGATGCTGACGATGGGCTTCCGATCGCTCGGGAGCCGGAGCCTGCGCTATTGGCCGGAGGGATCACGACGCTTGCAAGCGAAGCTCAGAGAGCATGTGCACGTCTCCGTGAATGGTTTGCGTCTCAAGCGCGCAAATCCAAAGTCGAGACATGGACAGATGAACGCAAGCAAGCCGTTGTCCATGATCTTGATCCTCTTATCAAAGAGATGCATCTAATCGTCGAGATCTTTACGTCATTGACAAATGCAGAGCAATCCGGCGAATGGACACAATGATCGCGTGAAACATCGTCGTGGAACATCGATGATCAAAGTGCAAGTCGTGTCTTCCTTCCAAATACAACGCTCGCTATTGCCTGACCTGCAAGGCCGCCTATATGCGGCTTTGGCGCAAGAAGCATCCGCTCAACGCCAATCAACGCTTCGAGGCAAACTGTCGAGCCAAGACGAGGATGCTAATCAAGCGCGGCAAGATGGCGATCCGCACGACATGCGAGCGATGCGGAGCATCCAAGCCGGAGCGGCATCATCCCGATTATAACCGGCCTGAAATTGTGACGTGGTTATGCAAGAAATGTCACCGCCATCTACACAAAAAGGAATCTCTTCGGGCTCTGATTCAATAGGCAGGGGCGGGCGGAGGCGACGATCTCTCTCCCGAGGCAGACTTTTTTTGATTTCGGTCGGCTTCGGTCGTTTCGTCGCATAAATCGGCATGCCGAAACGCATTACAAAGCTCGCGAAAATGCCGACACGTAATGCAAAACGCAATACGTCGAAGACCCCGAAACAAAAGAGCGACAAATGGGAGCAGGATCCGCCGGCGATGGTCGAGATCATGGAGTTGGCGAAGCTCGCCGACGTATCGGACGATACGATACGGAATATGGTGAAAGAGCCGAATTCGCCGCGAGTGATCGGCAAGAAATTCCCGCGCGAGCCCTGGCTTCATTACATTCAAATCCGACAACTCTATGGGCCGCAGGCTCTAAAGTTGATGACTCCGGAGGAAGTGCGGCGGGCGGCCGCCGAATCCGCAGAGCCATTTCCGGCCGGCGGATCTCCTGGCGCACCGACGCCGGCGCCGATCGGCGGCGACGAGTCTGGCAACGTCATTTCGGCGCCCGAGCTTCTCCGGTTGAATCAAGGCGATCTTCTCAAGCGCAAGACCGCCGAAGAGCTCATCACACGACGCCTCGCAAACCAAGAGCGCAAGCGGCGCCTGATCCAGCGAGCCGAAGTCGAGGAATGGTTTTGGAGCCGCATGCAAAGCGTTTTGTCATACAAGCGCGAAATCGCATTAGAGCTTCCGCCGCGGCTCGTCGGGTTAGAGCGCCCGGAAATCGAGTCAAGAATTTCCGCGTCGCTGGACGAGCTATTCCGTAGGATCAATCTTTTCCTTCAATCGATTCAGCCGGCCGCGGCTCCGGTTGACTCAGGGCCGGCGCCGGATGAGAAAGCCAAGCCAAGAGGAAATTGAAGAGATCGATTTTTTTTGCCGCTCGCTTTGCCGTGCCGGATTCGAGCCGCGCGAAAAGTTTTCCCCGTCGCAATGGGCCGAGCGCAACTTCCGACACGGCGCGAATTCGGAGAAATTCGATCTTGAGAGGTTTCCGTTTTTGCGCGAGCCGCTCGATTGCATATCGGATTACCGGATCGAAGAGCAACTCGCCCTATTGCCTCCGCAAGTAGGAAAAAGCCTCACGGCCGAGGCGGCGATTTGTTACTATATCGTCGAGGATCCCGGCGATTTGGTCGCCTATACTCACACGATCCCCCTGGCGAAAATGTGGAGCGAGCAGCGCGTCATGCCCTCGATCAAAAAGTGCGAGCCGTGCCGCAAATTTCTTCCCCAGGATCCGCGGCTCATGCGCACGCTCGAAATTTTGATGCCGCACATGGTTATCGAGGTCGCGCCCGCCAATCTCACGCAAACGCAATCTCGATCGAGGCGCCTCGTCATTTGCGATGAGCGTTGGCTTTGGGAGAGCGGCCGCTACGACAACGCCAAGCGCCGAGCGGATTCCCCGAATTTCGAGGGGCGCCGGAAGATCATAAGCTTCTCAAACTCGGGCGATTATGAATCCGACGTTGAAGTTCAATGGCGAGGATCCGATCAGCGCGTGCTTTTCTCGAATTGCCCGGCGTGCGGCCGGGAGGCGGCCTATAAATTTTCGGAAAAAAAGTGCCGGCGCGTGCCGGCCGCTATCCCCGGCTTTGCAATTCACTTCGATGAGAACGTGACGACGCGCCCGAGCGGCGTCTGGAACATCAACGAGGTCGTCAAGACCGTGCGCCTCGTCTGTCCGCATTGCGCGGCCGACTTCGAGGATCTCGCCAAGCACCGGGTCAAGCTTCGCCGCGGCATGCATTATATACCGATGAATCCGACCGCTTCAAGCAAGTCGCGGGCCTGGGCTGTCTCCGGCGTCGCGGTCTATCCCTGGCCGGATCTCGTGAAACAATTTTTAAACGCAAACCAGCAACTCGACCTCGGCGACAACAGCGCGATGCGGGAATTCATACTCAAGGGATTGAATGAGCCTTGGAGCGAAGACGTGATCTTCGACCTCACGACCAACGTAACCGGCGATTATGAGATGACAGGCGAGGCGTGGAAAGAGAGCACGATGGCCGCGATGACCGTCGATTATCAGGAGCTCGCGCCTTATTTTTGGTATGTCGTGCGCGACTGGACCGACAACGGCCGATCTCGCTTGCGCAAATGCGCTTTCGCTCACACCTGGGAGCAAATTCGAGAGATCCAGCAAACCGAGAAATTGCCCGATCGCTTCGTGCACGTCGATTGCTCTTATCGTCCGGATGAAGTTTATGAGCATTGCGCCCGCTATGGCTGGCTTGCTCTACGCGGCCGCCCGGAAGAGTATTTCATTCACTCGCGCAAGCTTGATCGCCCCGTGCGCCGATATTTTTCCGAGATGCGGATCGTGGATCCAGCGATCGGCACCGACCGACAAGCCGACAGGATGCGCCGGCGCGCCATAGAATTCATGTGGGCCGATTCCCCAGTGAAAGACATCCTCGCCCGGCTCTTCGCGGGCAAAGGGGTTTATTTCGGAGTAGCGAAAGACGCGCCTCAATTCTACATGAATCACATGGCGAGCGAGCGCAAAGCCGTCGTCGAGACGAGGGGAAACAAAGAGATTAGGAGATGGGTCCGGCTCGGCAAGCGGCCGAATCACCTTTGGGATTGCGAAGCGATGCAAATCGTCTTCGCCCTCATCAAAGGCCCGTTGAGGCTGGCCGGCGGCGAGGATCCGGCCCCACAAGACCCTTCTTGACATCAGCGACGGGGATATGCCGCTCGAAGTCATCTCTGGACAATTTTTCGGCCTTCCCTACGCGACGCTCACCGGTCTTATGAGCGCATACACGCAAGCCCTGACAGATCTTGCGGTCGCGGGCCAGTCTCACGCCGTTTCCGGCCGGAGCTTCACCTTGGCGAACATAGCCGAAGTTCGCCGGACGATCGCCGAGCTCCAAGCCGCGATCAATCGATCGAACGGCACTCGGATCCGGCGCACATTCGGATATGGCGGAGGCTATACAAGGTGACAGTCGTCAACGCAAATGCTCACCCAAGATCTTAGGAAAGACGGGTACAAGCCTTATGCGCCGACGCGGATCGAGCGAGGTTTCGATCGCGTTTTGAGCATTTTCGCTCCGCAGCGCGCGTTTTTGAATTCTTTCTATCGTGAAAGGCGGCATGCCTTCGGATATGAAGGCGCGAGGATAACCCGGTTGCGTGAAAACGCGACGCGGGCCGGCACGATCACGAGCAACACACCGCTTAATTCGTCTGACCGCCTTCAATTGGTTTGGGAGGCGCGCGATCTTGCGATGAACGATCCTTTCGTGCACGGCCTGCTCGATCGCTTCGCCGATTACGTGATTGGCCCGAAGTTCAAGATCGAGGTCATCACCGGGGATCCTGGCGACGATCACATGCTCGAAGATTGGCTCTATGAGTGCATGGATAATTGCGATCTCACCGAGCGAAGCAAATACACGGATTATAGCCGGCTAACGCTCATATCGATCTTGCGCGACGGGGATTTCGGCAATGCTTTCCATGAAGTGCCGAGCTCCGCGATGAGTGCGGTCTATGGCAAGCCGCAATCGTATATTCGCCTACAAGCCTGCGAATCGGATGTGATCGGAGGTTATCACTATTGGATCGAGCACAATGTCGTTAGCGGCGTCGAATTCGATCCTCAGACGGGGAAGGTCTTGGGGTATCGGATTTATCCTCGAAATAATTATGGATATTATCTTTCGGATTACACGCTCATCCCCGCGGGCCAATTCCAGTTTCTAGCCTACCGGCAGCGCACCGATCAATATCGCGGAGTGTCGGCCCTGGCGGCCGCGATCCCGACCGCGCGCGACATCAAAGAAATCGTCGCCAATGAAAAGGCCGGCGTGAAATGGGCGAATTCCTGGGCCGGATTTGTGAAGACCGCGACCGGCGACGCAGAGGCCGCGGATCCGCAAAACATCTATCAGGCCCAAATCCCCTATGGCTCGCAACCGATCGTCGGCGCCGATGGCAACCCAGGCCAGAGCGTGCGTTATTATGAGGATTTTCGGGCCGGGCAAATCGGATATTTGTCGCCCGGTGAATCGATCGAGGCGGCTAAGACCGATCGGCCTTCGTCGAGCTTCGACGGCTTCCTCGCCCTGCTCTATCGCCAAATTTGCGTCTCGCTTGGCCTGCCATTCGGCTTCGCCTTCGATACCTCGACGTTGGGCGGCGTGCCGGCGCGGCTCGAATCAGCGCAGGCCAAGCGCACGTTTGAAAAATGGCAATCGTATCTCGATGACAATATGCATCAGCCCAATTTCCGGCGATGGATCGCGCACGGAATTGTCATCGGCCGAGTTCGCTTGAAGAACCTCAACCAATTGCCGCGCGTTCTTGTCTCGGCGCCGGCGCATCCGACGGTCGACGTCGGCCGGGAATCGCGGGCAAATGTCACCGAATACGAGGCTGGCTTGAAGAGTTTCTCGGAGATCGTGACCGAGCAGGGCAAAAACCCGCGCGAAGAGATCGAGCGGATGGCGAACGATGCTCAATTGAAGATCGACACCGCCAAGCGCCGCGGAATCCCGGTCGAATTGCTGATGCCGAAGCTCGTCGCACCAAGCGGCGGCCGCGGCCAGGGCGCCGGCGCCGGCGGAGGATCCTCGGACGCCGGAATCGGCCAGGGGCTTGAGCGCAAAATAGACGACATTGCCGAGCGGCTCGATCGGCTTGACGACAAAAAATAAGATTCCCCTCCCTCCTCCAAGCTTTTGACATAGGAAACAAGCTCATGGCCTTCGGACAATACACCGCGACGACCGCGGCGGCGGCGGCGCTTTCACCGCAGCTAAAGAAATTGGCGGCGCCGGCGGATCCGGAGTCGTCATCATCACTTGGACTTGAAATTTTGACACGCGCGGCCAGGACATGCCGCAATTCAATCTCTACTTCGGCCCCGAGCGGATCCGCTTCAAATTCGCGATGACGGATTCGGCCGACGAGACGGTGATCGCCGGCGTGACGCTCATCACCGAAGGGCCGGCCGAGAGCCATTTCGTGAAGGTCGGCGATGGCCCGGCCGCCGCCGAATTTCAACTCTATATCGACGAGACAACCGTCGACGGCCTGATCGCGGCCGCGGCCAAGTATGCGAACGGCGTCAAAAGCAAAGCGAATCACCGGAGCGGCGTCGAAGATGTTTTCGCGCGGATCACCAATTTGGAAAAAGTGAAAGGCGCAGACGGGAAAGCCCAGGCGAAGGGCGATCTTCATCTCTTCAAGAGCTCGCCGCTCTACGCGCGGCTCTTGAATCTTTTGAAGACGATCCCCGACACGATCGGCTTTTCTGCTTTCTTCGACGGCCCGGTGCAAAGAATCGGCGATCAATTTTTCGCCCGATGCAAAGAGCTTTTTTCAATCGATCTTGTCGGCGAGCCCTCGACCAACCCGAGCGGCGTCTTCGAGGTCAAAGTTGACAGCGAACAAAAGGATCAAGGAGCCGGAACACAAATGACACCCGAAGACATCAAAACCGCCTGCGAAAACGCAATCAAGCCGCACGTCGATAATATCATGTCGCGGATCTCGAAGCTCGAAGCTGGTCACGCCGCGGTCGCAAAGAGCATGAAGCTCGAGCCCGACGGCAAGCCGCTCGTCGACGGCCAGGGCGCCAGCGCCCCGATCAATCCGACCGACGAGGCTTCGATGTATTCGCGCTTCTTGGAAAAGGTGATCGCCGATCCCAAGATCAAGGCGATCGTCACGACCGAGCTCCAAGACACCGCGAAGACGCTCGTCGCCCTGGGGCTCGTGCCCGGCGTCGGGCCTGGATCCTCGATCGAACGCCAGAGCGGCAGCGGCGGCCAACAGAAGGATCCCGAGAAGCTGGAATTTTTGGAAATCGTGGAGCTCGAATTCTCGAAGAAAGAAAACGAGGGCAAGCCGGATTATCAGATCATCCGCGAGGTCACGATGAAGTATCCCGGCAAGCATCGCGTCGCCCTCGAAAAGCGCGATCCCGCGACTCAGAAATTCATCGGCCTTGCCAAGCTTCCGAAGCGCACGGTGCCGTACAAGGCGCCGGCGGCCGCGGCCTGATCCTCTTCATCTCGAAACCAAATTCCCCTGAAAAAGGGGAGCTAAAGAGCTCCCCGAAAAACCGATAACCTCAACTCGCCTCCGCAATGGCTTCCTTTAACACTTCCGGGCTCCGATTCTTCGCCGCGTCCGTGCTTACGGCGATCTCCGCCTTTACGCGCGTCACGGTGAGCGCAAGCGGTTTTGTCTCTTGCGCCGGGCCGACCGGAAACAATGACGTTGGCGTGCTCGATCTCGACATCGGCCCTGGCGAGGTCACGGCGGCCGTGCGGATGCCGACCTGCCCCGGATCCCGCAAATTCATCGCCGATGGCCCTATCGCCGCTTGGGGCTACGTCTATAAATCTTATTCGGGATACGTCACCGCCCTTGGAAACACGAGCTACACGGCGCTTTCCGCCGTCGCCGTGACCCTCGGCCTCGCGGCCGCTCCGAGCGGCCAGGTCGTCGCCGCAACGGCGCTCGGATCGGTCTTGGAAGTCGTGCCGATCGTCTGATTTTTTTCCTCAATCAAATCCATCTCTCTTTTCGCGATTCGATAACCTCAACAATCTTCGACCATGCCCTATCCTGTTGGTGGAGTCATCATTCGTGCGGATCTACGCACGGCGCTTGAGCAGGGGCTCGATGAGCTCAAATTCTGCATCGGCGAAGAGGTCGCGCCGATCTACGAGAGCGACGCGAAGGCCGGCATCTATCTCTTCCGATCGCTTGAGCAGCGCGGAGCCGCTCGGATCGATGAGAATCGCCGTGCTCCCGGCACGAGCTATCCCGAGGTTACGAACACGTGGAGTTCGCAGCAATTCGAGACGCTGGATTTCGGATACAAGACAACCGTCGACGATTCGCTCAAAGCCTACGCGAATCGCTTCCTCGATCTCGAAACCTCGACAGCCCGTATCCTCGACGCCAAGGCGATGCTCGCCTACGAGGTCCGCGTGCAAAACGCGCTCTATGGCGGCGGCTTTTGCGCCAACTCGGCGGCTGTCACCTATGGCCCCGCCAATCTCGCGACCGTCGATTTCGTCGGCGACGTGCAGAACGCTTGCGAGCGCCAGCGCGCACTCGGCACGATCCCGAACACGATCGTCTTGTCTTATCCGCTTTGGAATTTCATCCGGCGGGCGCCGCTCTTCCAAAACTACGTGCGCGGCAACTTCCCGACCGTGCTCCCGACGATCATCAAGGCCGAGCAAGTCGCCTCGATCTTCGAGGATCAGGGCATCGAGAAAATCCTGATCGGCGGCGCCTATCAGGACACCGGAGGCGAAGGCCAGCTTTATCTCGGCGCCCCGATCTGGCCCAATTCGCAATTCTTCGTCGGCAAGATCACCGGCGGCGACTTTCTGGCGGGCGGCGCCATGCGAACAATCGCATGGAGCGAAGACGGCGGCTTCAAGTCGGTCGAAGCCTATCGCGACGAAGACAAGCGATCGGACATCCTGCGCGTGCGGCAATCGGTGATCGAGCAAGTGATCGATCAGCGAGCCGGGCAACTCATCAACACCGGCTCAACGGCCGGATCTGTTCTCACCTGATTTCCTTGGTTGAATAGGTCGGCAGCTTGGAGCCCCGCGAGCCTGACGCGGGGCTCTTTTTTGCCCGGTTGACGGCACTTTCCGGGCATGCCTTCACCAATCGATCCCGATGAGATCCTTCGCCGCTTTGAAGAGCGCCAAAAAGCCGGCCTAGAGCCCGAGGATCCCGACAAGGTGATTCATTTTCCCGCCGGCGGGGCCGCGGCAGCGGAGGGCCAGGACGGGCAAAAGACGGCCCCTGGCGGCCGTTTCCCGGCAGGCTTCAAGATTTGGGATAATTCGGGTATTCCGAATTATTTCTCAGGCGGCAAAAAGCCTTGGTTCTCCCTGGCGGCGATCATGGGCAATGAAGAGCATCACATAGAACGATTTATCAGGACTTTCGAGCCGATTTTCGACGAAATCGTGCTCGTGCGGGCGATAGGCAACCGGGAGCCCGACGCGACCTTCGAGATCGCCGCCTCGATCGCGACGAAGCCGCTCTTGCTCGCCGAATATCAGAATTTCCCCGGCTTGGACTGGCCGCATGTCGATGACTTCGCCGCGGCCCGGCAACGGGCCTTCGATCTCGCCCAGGGATCGTTTATCATGTGGGCCGACGCCGACGACGTGATCGACGAGGAAAGCGCCAAAAAGCTACGGAGCGAGGTCGATCTCGGCAACTTCGACGCGCTTTTCATGCAATATCGCGTGATCGGAGCTCCAAGCCTCGTCCGTGAGCGCGTCTTGCGCAAGGGCTTCGGCCGTTGGGTCAATCCGGTCCATGAAGCCGTCTCGATGCCGGCGCATTTCAAGCGGGCGATCCGGCTAGACATGGAAATCTTTCACCTTCCTATGCCAAACAAAGCCGGCGTGCCGAAAGGCCCGGAGGGAATTCACCGCAACTTGCGGATCCTTGAGCACTCGATCGAGCCGGCGGCGCTCAATTATTTTTACCTTCATCGCGACGCAATGCTCGTGAATGAGATCGTGAAGGCGGTCGATTGGGCCAAAATGGCGATCGCTTCCCCGAATCTGACGATCGCCGAGAAATATCGCGTGCATTACAATTGCGCGATGATCTTCATCGGCCGCCAGGATTTCCAGCAGGCCGAAACTTTCGTGATGAACGGCATGCGGCTTTGCCCGGATCGCCGCGAGTGCTTTTGCTGTATGGCGACGATCGCGATCGAGCAAAAACATTACGCGCACGCGCTCCATTGGATCCAAATCGCAAAGTGCATCCAAGCGCCGCAACAGCACAACCGGCCAAATTGGTTTTCGGATGATTGGTATGGCTGGCGCGCGGATCTCACACACTCATTTTGTTTGCGAAAGCTCGGTCTTCCCGAAGAGGCGCGGCTGGTCGAAGATTCCGAGCACGGCGGCCGGCCGATTATCTCACTTCTTCACGCAACCCGCGGCCGGCCCCAGGCGGCGCTCGACGCGCGGGATCGTTTCTTTTCAATGGCATTCAAGCCAGGCCTGATCGAGCACATCCTGGCGATCGACACCGACGACAAGCAATCGCTCGAAGAGCTCGACGGATTCAACGCGGTCTTGGTCGAGCCCGGCGGCGGATGTGTCCGGGCATGGAACGCCGCGGCCGCCGCGGCCCGCGGCCGCGTCTTTGTGCAAATGTCCGATGATTGGGATCCGCCCTTTCATTGGGATAACTCGATTTTGTTTGAGTTGCGCGAGGCGATCGAAAAGAAGCGCCCCGGCGTGCTCGCGATCTCCGATGGGATCCGATCGGACAAGCTTCTTTGCATGGCGATTCTCACGCGCGAGCAATATCGCTCCCAACGGCACGAGATCACCGGCCAGCCCTATCTTTTTTATCCGGATTATCTCGGCGTTTACTCCGATAATGAATTCACGGTGCGCGCCTATGAGAATGGCGTCGTCACCGAGGCGCGGCATATCGTCTTCAAGCATCAGCATCCGCTCGCGACCGGCGCCCCGCTCGATGAAACCTATCAAGTGCAGAATTCCCCGGAGCGATACGAGCACGGCCGCGAGCTCTTCAATCGCCGGAATCCACGATATAAGATCGAGCCGCCTCCGCCGGTGTCCACTACCATTGACGAAGCGATCGCCTCCGTCCTTGCGAACACAAAATGAAGATCATCCTCCAATATCATTTGCGGCTCGGCGACATCATCCGGCTTTTCCCTTTGGCGCGGCACCTCGCCGCCCAGGACAAAACCAACGAGATCTTCATCGAATGCCTTCCAAAATATGAGTCGATCTTCGGGCTCGTCGATTATGTGAAATGGAAGCATCCCGACGCACCGCTCAAGGATGCTTCGGGAAAGCCGCTATACGACGCGCTTTATCCACTCCAAATCTGGCCGGCGCGGGCTCAAGCCTACCGGACGAAGCAACCGCCGCTTCGCTTCACCGATTTTTTAACGAGCGGCTTTCCTGACGAGTTTCGCGGAATTCAGAAGGCAATCACCTTCACGAAATTGCCGCCGATCGAGCATGTGCTCGCCAAATACAAGCTCCCGGCCGCCTACTCACTCGCCTGTCCGGCCGGCTTTTGCGAGAACATCCGCGGCGATTACGGCCTCTCGCGGCCGATCGATTTCTATATTTTTGAAAATTGGTGGATCCATTCGATCAAGCCGCGCGGCGCCCTTTATTACCTGTCGCCGCTTTCCTCGGGAATGAATCGGCAATTTGTGCATGTTACCGATCTCTCGGATCTCGCGACCCTGATTCAGCATGCCCTCGATTTTGCGACGATTCTCTCGGCGCCGGCCGTGATCGCCTCGGCGCGCTTCGAGAAAAAGCCGCTTCGCGAAAAGTGGCATTACGTTTCCCCGATCGATCCGATCTCTCGGGCCTTGGATGACATCGGCGCCAAAGAGCAAGTGCGATGGGAAGTTGAGCTCAACGCTGCGACTCCCCGTATCGTGCCGCAAAAGTAGATGGCCGACAACAATCCAACGCTTCGCGCCACAATCGCCCGGCAGGCGGCCGGCATTTTCGGTTTCCAATTCACATCGACCTTCGAGATCAGCGGCCGCATACCCTCCACTAATGCGATGCTGACGGAGCTCTCCGAATCCGACAAGCTTGAGATCGCCGGCACCGATGTGATCCGTGCTCAATCGGTCATGGTTTTGGCGGCCGACTTGCTCGGCGTGAACATCAAGTCGCTGATCGGCTCGACTGTCGTTCTCGACGGGGATCCGGCATGGCAACTCAAGAATTTCCGGATCTCTCCCGACGGCGCTATTTACACGTTTCTTTTGCTCGATGCTCAATAGCCCATGCCAACAGCCCCGGCAAATTTCGACGATCCGCGCTATCTGACGGAGCTCGCATTCAAGAACATCCTTCAAAAGCTTTGGGGATCTCAGAATGTTTACATCACCGGCGACACGACGCAGCATATTCACCCCTGCATTACCGTGCGCGCTCTTCAAGCGAAAGAGCAACTCGCGCCGGGCACCGGGATCTTCCGGCTTCGCGTCCAACTCGACTTAAAGCAAAAGATCGACAACCAAACAGCCGAGGTTTCCGAGCAAAGTTTTCGGGCAATGCGGCAATGCTTCTATCGAAACGACACCGATCCGCGGCCGATGGTCGATCTCGCAAACCGGCTCTCGGCGGCCGTCGCCCCGCCTTACACCGTTTCCGGCATCGTGCCGAGTGACGAGCCGGCGCCCGGAGTAGAGGCCGACGTGCGTGTGATGACGCGATCGCTCGCCTTTGACGTGTTCGCAACCGCTAACCGATGAAGCACGTCATCAAGAGGCACGCCGGCGATCTTCAAGCCTTCCGGTCACTGGCTGTCGCACAAGCGGCCGCGGCCGCGGATCCGAAGGCCGAGATCTTCCTCGAATGCTTCGAGGCGCACAAGAAGCTCGTGGCCCTGGCGCCGGCGATCAAGTGGAAGAATCCGCATCATCCCTATGCCGTGAGCGAGCGGGCTAAAACGCTCGACTCTGAGGGCAAGCAAGTTTCCGGCCGCCCTGGCGGGAAGCTCTACGACGAGGTGATCGACCTCGATCCGGATACTCCGCTTGAAACCGAATTTCTCAAATCGGGCCTGCCTTGGTGGAAATTCATCTCGGCGAAGGTGAAAGCCCAAAGCGAATTCGGATCCAGGCTCAAACCCGCGAATTTTCCCGAGATCATCGATCCGCCATGCCCCTATGCGGCGCCGCCGCAAAATTACGTCGTCTTGGCGCCGCTTTCCCGCTTTGCCAATCCGAGGGTTTTGAATGTGAACGGCCTCCATGAATTCGCCAAGGCGCAATTCCCAGGAGCGACGATCTATTACATTTCTGAGGACAATGTTTTTTTGGGCGAAGGCCGCAACCTGCTCCACTATGAGGATTTCGTTTGGCTCGCGTGGATCCTCAAGGCGGCGACGGCCGTTTTTGCGGTCAACGGCCTCGTCTCGGCCCTTGCTCAAAGCACGATCAAGGGCAAACGGCTTGTCCGAAAATACTGCCATATTCAAACGGTCAAAGCCGGCGACGCCGGCCGCGACAGCTTCTTGAAGTATTGCGCGATGATGGAAACGGAGCTCGATCGCGACGCCGGCGAGCCCGCATGCGCCATCGCGACGGCCTTGTTGGATCGCACGATCAAGACCGAAAGAGGCTTTCAGCCGGATTGACACGCAATCTTAAGTCATGGCAGCGACGACAATCGGCGTGACCGGTACTCAATTCGGGATCCCGAATCCGGAGGTCGGCGTCATCATCTCGACGATCGATCGCGCGAGCCAGCGACAGAAAAAGGAAGTGATGGGCAATGCCGGCGACATCCTGGCGGTCGGTTACTACGCGCCGAAGGCCGTTTACTCGATCGCCGGCGCCCTGCTTTTCCCAACCGGCTTTGCGAGCGGGCTTTCCGGGCTCGCGCTTTCGGCGTATCCCGGCGGCGTCGTCTCTCTCGCCAACGTGCAAAACGATGCGAGCACGACCGGCGGCCATGTCTATTGCGAGGAATTCACGACGCGCGAGGTCAACGACGACTTTATGAAGTTTACCGGCACCCTGGCGCAATTCCCCTCCATCACTTCGCCCTGATCCTCATCGTAGTTGAACAAGCGGCCGCGGCCGCCCAAAATCCAAATGGAAGTCAAAGACTTCAATCCCGGCGATCACGTTTACACGCGCAATATCCAAGCGGCCGCGGATCTCTTAGCGATCGGATGCCCCTTGCGGGATCCGATGGGGCTCACCGTGACAGAGACAGCCGATCGCCGGCGCGACGTGATCTTCTGGCTCGAAAACCGAGAGATCGAATGCGGAGGCCTCAAATTCACGACATCGAAATGGCTCCAATTGCTTTCGGTGCCGTGGAATCAATTCGATGTTTCTCTTGAGCATCCGATCGCGATGATGAAGGCGGCCGGCGAAAACCGGCAAGTGCTCGTGCGCGCGGTCAAGATGGCAAGCGAGCGCCCTTTCCGCGTGATTCAGCGCGGCAACCGAGTCGTCGTCATCGGCCCCGATGTCTCGGAAGCAAATGCGCGCCGACTTATGAGCCAAGGATAGCCATGCGAAGAATCACCGATCACCGCCTCAACGGCCTTAATGAACATATCGAGATCGACGCGATCGACGAGCCGAGCGCCGCCGGCGCCTCAAATGTCTATGAGATCACGCTGCGGTTGCCGGCCGGGAGCCGGATCGCAAACCGGATCCGCGTAGAATTTCAAAACGGGGCCATCGCCGGCGCTGCCGACATCAACGGCCCCTCGATGGAAGCCTATCTCGCGATCTTGATCGATCGCTTGAAGGGATTCCAGGGGATAAATCAAGCGCAGACCGGCGCCGCGGCGCCATTCGCGTGCCGGGAAAACGCATGCGCCCTGACGCATCTCGAAGAGGCGCTTCAATGGCTCCGCAAACGCACGCTCGATCGACTCGCCCGCGGCGTCGACCGGAAGCTAGTCCAATGACGGCCGCCGAAAAAGAGCTTTCGCCGGCGCCGGGGGCCGCCGGCATGGATCATTTCGACGAGACGCCGAGCCCGGCCGGGCTCTCGCCGCCGCTCCGCAGCTTCAAGGGATTGCAGCTTGCGCGCTATTCCTATGGCCGCCGCCTTCTTTGGCGCTCGATCTTCGGCGACGTTGATGCCGCGGCGCCGCAAATTGCGAGCTTTGCCCTGATCTTCACGCTTTCGCTCTCCCAAGATCAGGCCCGCGAATGGCTCTTCGATGTGCCGACCTTCAAGGCGGCTTTTGCCCGATGGGTCGATGATCGGGAAGAGGGCGATTACGGGATTGTCGTCGCGCTCGCCGACGAGATTTTGGCGGAAGCGAAGGCGGCCGAGGTCCGCGCGGCCGAAGAGCCCGGAGGAAAGCCCAAAAAAAAACCTTAGCGCCGAGCGAAGAGGCATGGATTTGCGGAGTGATCGGCCGCGAATGGAGCACGGATCCGGAAGACGTATTTTGGCATTGGCCGATCGCCAAGTGCCTGACGCTTTTGCACGTCTATTTCTTCACCAACAATGTGACATGCGAGCCAGCAGTTGAAAGCCAGCTTGGCGACGAGTTGGCCGCAATCTATGCTCACGACAACCGAAGATTCCCAACAGCTTGATCGCCTGGGCAACGCAATCAAAGCCTACCGGCTTGCGAGCGGGCAATCTCTGGCGTTTTCGATGATCCATGTCGCGCGCAATTTGGCCTATGCCTTGCATAGCGAGACGGCGAAGATCGCCCCGAGCGAATCGAAATTGATGGAGTTGCCCGGCGCCCTGGGCTGGCGGATCAAGCGGCCGATCGGCGGCGGCAAGGGCTCGGCAATGAAAGAGGTTTATCGTCGCATAAACGCCCGTAAATTTCTGGCGGCCGGCTGGCTTCCGGCTGTCCGCGGCTTTGTGCAAAATAACACGGTGACGACGCTCGACAAGAGGCTTGGCGCCGTGCAAGCCCAGGTCGAGACGACGGGAGAAGTGCACATCGTGCTAATCAATCGGGCCGGCGGGATCGAGAAAGAGACGAAGGCCCGCGGGCTTCTCGAAAAGGCTGTCCGCCGCGTCTTCTTGGACATCGCTCCCTATATCAAGAGCCATTTGGGCGAGGAAGCCCGCAAAGCGTTTTGGAAAATCTGACCTATGGCCGAAGAGAATGTCAGAATCGATTTGAAGAGCACGGCCGACACCGCCGGCTTTGAAAAATTCGAGTCCAGTTATAACACGCTCCGAGCGGCCAAGCAGTCTCATATCGGCGTCAATAATGATTTCGTCGAGAGCGAGCGGCGCGTGCGCACAAACCTTGTCGATTTGGTCGGCGGCCTCGCGCAAGCGCGCGACGGGATGGAAGCGACCGCCTCCGTCGTCGGGCATCTTTCGGAGGTTTTCAAGGTCGGCTTCGCCGGAACGGTGATCGCCGGGATCGGCGCCGCGATCATCGAGCAATTCGCAAAGGCCGATCAGGCCATCAAGGCGACAACCGACAACATTCTCAAAAGCATCGACACGCTGAAGGCGCTCAATGACGAGATCACCGGCCGCAAGATCTCCCCGGATTTAAAAAATGAGCAGGCATTGCGAAAGGAAGAGACTGGCTTTTTGCAAACGAGCCACCAAATCGGATCCGGATTTTTCGGCAAAGCCTCGATCGGCCTTGAGAATCTTTTCGGAATCGGAAGCGGCGCGACAAACTATCGGCAGGCGCAGGCCGATCAGGCTCTTCGAGGGACGATCCTCCAATCGGACATGACTGCGGAGGCGATCAAAAAAGTAAACGACGGATTCCAGGCGGCCGGCGACAAGATCAACGATTTCACTTGGAGCAAGGAAAAGCCGAAGACGGGCGAGCTCGGCACGATCGATTTTCAAAACGCACTCAAAGCCGACGAAGATAGCGCCGCGGCCGAGCTCAAGGCGGCCGAAGAGAAAGGGCGCTCCGATCGCGCCTCGTCTGAGGCGAGCAAAAAGAGCGATGAAGCCGCGAAGCAGGAGGCGAAGCAAAGCGCCGAAGCCCAGGATCAGGCGGCGCGCGAGGAAGCCCGCCAGGACACGGCAGATTCCCGCCCGGAACGGATCAGCGCGCATATTTATGCCGGCAAGCAGCGCGAGCTCGGCGGAGGCGGCGGCGTCTATTCGGTCATCACTCGGGATCCAGTCTTGGACGAGAATCGCAAACAAACCGGGATCCAGGCCGATATTGCTAACATGCTCAAATCGCACTTCTCATCTGCGGCGCCGGCGGCCGCAACCCTGGGCTAGATCATGGCGCATATAATCATCGGATCGGTTTCGAACACGCTCATGCCGGGCGCGACGCTTTCCTATGAGAGCGATGGGACGATCAACGGCACCGCGCGCTACGGCTATTTGCAAGGCGCATCGCCCTCGGTCATCGGAAATCAGCATCCAGACGACAGCCGCGCGGTCGTCGTCTCCTATACGTTGGAATACGACGAAGTGTTTCTTTACGCAAATTGCGTCTATCGCGGCGTTTGGTCGACCTCCGCGACAAAGGTCGACGTGCAAGCCTCCCTGTCGGCGAATCCGATCGAGACGCACCCAAACTTTGTATCGACATTAGGCGGAACGCCGGGATCTGAGCTCAACGGCGCCGTCTTCGATAGCAATGGCGTCTTCCTCGGCTGGCCGGCCGGCGCTACCCTCGGGCTCGGCGGCGTGCGCTACTATCTCGCGGCCGGCTGCTCGATCCGCTTCACGAGTTCGACGACCTCCGGCTCGGCCGTCGCGTCGGCCCTGGCGGCTATCGGATCGATCGCAAGCTCGATCTCCGGCGGCGGCTCGACCTTCACGACTGCATACACCTTTCCCGGCTTCATGCTGCAAAACGTGACCGTCGATTGGCAATATCTAGGGAGCGCGACGACGATTTACACGTATTCGCAAATTTGGGTGATGACTCAGCCCCCCGGCTGGAATTCCAACATTTATCCGCCTTAAGGTCATGGGCAATCCGATCAGCGGGCAGTCGAAGGCGGCATTTGCGGGCGAGCTTCTTCGAGCTCGCCGGATCAATCGCATGGACGATGCGGACACTGCCAATGTGCTCGCGCTGCTCTCGATGGGGTTTTTCGGCGGCCGCTTTCCTGGCGGCAATGTGCTTGTGGCTATTCCGGGCTCGGGAGGCGCCGGCGCGGCGACGATTTATCCGCCTTGGTTTCCCTTTTGGACGCAAGACGGCTCGGGCAACTATCAGGCCAATTTCTACGCCGGCACCGTCGGCGGCATCGTGCCGTCGAATATGTTTACGCCGGTCGCGCTCACGCAAAACCAAGTCAATTACCTCTATCTCGCGTGCACGGCCTCGGGCGGAATCATTACCGCGGCGACAATCACGGCGAGCACGACCTATCCGACGATCGCGGCTTCGACCTCGGGCGCCCCGCCGACGAGTTTCAACATCCCGATCGGGATCTTTGACCTCACAGGATCGGCGCCCGTTTTGCACAACATCGTCGGCTTCGGAAACATTTGGGTCCAGCCCTACGTGAGCTTGCTCACGACCGCCGTCTCGCCGACCGTGCTCTCGGCGCCCTTCACTGTGACATATAATTGGGAATGGGGCGCGGGGAATTGAGCAATGTTCCTGACGTGCTTCACTTACCGGCAAGCCAACTGGACTCCAGACTGTTCCTGGCAGGGCCCGTTTGGATACACCGCACAGAGCACGGTCTTCTCCGGTGCTTTTAACACCGGGCAAGGAATTATCTCAGTCACGGCGGGATCGACGATTACTCTGACTTCGTTCGAGGGATTTCAGGCCTCGCAAAATGCCACTTCGCTTGCGTTCACCTCTACAGTGAGGAGCGGCTCCAGCTATATCGACACCGAAAATGGTCAGTTTTACACGACGGTAACCGGTGAGACCACAGGCGGCTCTTTCGCGTACGGCGGCGGGTTCTCAGTGGGAGTTCTGAACAGCACGACAAATGCTTTTGCGTGGTACACCTCGTCGAACACGAGCTTCTGGTATTGGAGCCAGGTCGCCGGATCGACCATTGCGATCACCGAAAGCCGGAGCCTGCAAGGTCTGACCTCGACGAGTTCGTACGTCTATAAGGCTTCGGTCACCTCCCAGACCGTTTATCTGACCTATGTCGCTTTAACAACGACACCCACGAGCACGACGAAGACCGGAACGCCCACAAGCACGACGACCACACGGTACACTTGGACGATTGACTTCGGATCTATCACGCAATTGTCGTCGTCCACTCTATCATCGTCATCGAGTGCCTCGGCATCCGGCACACGCAATTCGACGACTGTTTCTTCGACATTCACGACGACAACCGGCGCCACGGCGACTATCATCTCGACCTCTACAGCCTCGACTAGCGCAAAGATTTTTTCTGGCAATGCCGGCACGGTCACGCTCACGACCGTTTCAACGGCGACAACGGCGACGACCGGGACAACCGTCACTTTTTCCGCCAACACGACCGCCACTGAGTCGATCGCAACGCCGTCTTGGTGGGGTTGGAGCTATGAGAGAGGAACTGTTTTATTAGCCACCGGCAACACCGGAATTAATGATCTTCCGCTTTGGCTTGAAAAAAGCAATTGGATCGGATCCATCGCCGGCCTTTGGAATTTCTCGACCGCGACACAAACGACTCTTTGGCCGTCTCAACCGACCGCCCAGGTGAACGCCGCAGGCTCGATCCAATCCTCGGCGGCTCCGGCGACAACGACGACGACCCTCTTAACCTCGGGATCTTTCACTTGGTTTGGGAGCTCGACGACCGGCGTCGTGACCGCTGGCTCTTCGATTGTAGTTTTCTCCGAGTCGACTTCGAGCGGGCCGATCACGGCTTCGGTTCCCTTGGCCCAAACATCGGGAAGTGTGACCTCTTGGGCTAATCTCTCGACCTCGCAAAGCGGATCGATCCTTACGCCGATTAACACGACGACTTCGACCTATGCCCAAACCGGAGCGACCTCGGGCAATTATACTCCGGATGTTATGACCGTGCTCATCTCGACGATCGGCGGGATCACGACGGCGACGACTTACACCATGACGACGCTCGTCGCGGGATACTTCACGACCTCGGCGGCCTCCGGATCGCTGGATAATATCTTGACGACAACGGGCATCACGACGGCCTCGATGCAATCGGCGACGACGACGAGCTCGTCCGACACTTGGTTTTTAGATTGGAGCAATCCGATCCAGACCGTGGCATTTACAAGCGGTCTTTCTTCGACCTCAAAAACCAGCAGCAATAATCCGGTTGTAAGTACGACTGGGACGAATGGTTTCATCACGACGACCCAGATCACGATCACGTCGAGCCTCTATACTTTCACCGCTCAGAGCGGCGGGACGAGCAACAATTTCACTCAAAACCAATTCGCGGCGCCTTTCCTGATTCCGACATTGGTCACCGCGCTTTCGACGACCGCCGGCCTCGCTTTCTATCAGCCGGGATCCGTCGGAATTTGGTCGGCGATCCCATCGCAACAAGCGTTTGTGAATACTTCGGCGACGAGCATCACCTATCAAAGCGCCTCGATCTCGGCCCCGAGCTCGGCGAGCTCGATCTCGATTCTCGCCTTGGAAAGCGGCGCCTTCCGCTCGATCAATTCGATAAGCGGCCCTATCATCATGACCTCAACCGGGCTTTGGGTCATCGGCTCGGCGCCGTCGACCTTCGGCTCGACCGGCACTTCGAGCACCTCGACCAATCTCACTCAAACCGACACGAGCACGACGATAAACGTCAAAAGCAATTCTTGGCGCGGCCCGAGCGTCACCTTCACCAACGCCGTGACGAGCACCTTCATGGAGTCGGCCGGCTTCACGCGCGCGACCTCAGACACACACACCGAAAGCTTCCTTGGAGTAATCACGCAAGTTTCCGGCTCGATCACCAAGACGAGCAATTATGTATCGACGCAAACCAACAATGCGCCGGTGACTTGGACGCAAAACACGACCTCCGGCACCGTCTTCCAATACTTTCCCGGTGCGGGCGGATCCTGCAAATTCAACCCTGGGCCGGTCACGCTCAATGTCTCGGGCGCGGCCGTGAGCCTCGCCGGCAACTCGACGACGTGGAGCACGGCGAGCCCGGCCTTCCTCCAAGTCGTAATCGGCGGATCCTTCACGACGACGAGCTCGACGACGAGCTCCCTCGCCGGCGCCGGGGCGTTTTCGATTTGGACGATCCCCGGCATCGCCTCGGTCATCACATCGCCGGCTTATTCGATCTCGACTTGCCGCGATCGCTTCGTGCCGGCGCTCACCTCGGCGTCGCGCTTCTGGCTCACTCCGGATCCCTTTCTCCTGCCTTTGCAAGTGACTGCTCCGCAACCAGCCAGATAATTATCGTCTTGGATCCAAGACGATAAATGAACTTGACGGCTCTGTACGGCGCATGACCGAAATTTCTGAAATTGCCTATATCGAGCCAGAAGGCGAACGCCTCGCGATCACCGTTTGCGCTACCGAGCGTTATCAATACGCGATGACGGCCCAGGCCCGCGCGATCCATGCCAACGTACGGCATTTGCGCATCCCGATCGCGATTATTCTCGCCGGCGACGAGGGATTGAGGAAGACCGAGACGCTATACAAATCGCTATTCAAACAGGGCATCGAGGCCGGGCGCGTGATAGTCGATCGGATAGCAGGCTTTGAATCTCCGATTGGCGAAAACTATAAAAATGCGGCGCAACTCCTGATCGCCCAAATGCGCACGGCCGCCTTCGAGCGCGCTCGTTCCTGGGGCGCCTCTTTATGTTGGTCCCTCGACTCCGATGTGATTCCGAAGAGCTCGTCGTGCTATGCGACCTTGCGATGGATCTTGGACATCCCAGGCCGCTTTTATGAGGTCGCGATCTCGCCCTATCCGAGCCAGGGCGGCGGCGACATGCTCACCGGCCGCGGCACGCCGGAAAACCCGATCTCGCAAGACTTCCTCGAAACGGAGCGCAAGATCCCCGATGAGCTCGTGAAGCGGATCGTTGCGCATAAGCTCGCCCTGGCCGAGATCAAGCCGCCGGCGCAACCGTCGAAGGAAATGGTCGATGAGGCGAATGCGATCCGCAAGGCGGTCAGCGAATGCGAGCCGCTCGGAAACGTCTTTGAGATGACGGCAAAAAATGGCTGGCGCCGGCGCGGATGGCTTTCGGCCGCTTATCCCGGCCTCGGGCGCGGCTCGATCGTGCCGACGGATTGGTGCGGCTTCGGATCAACGTTAATGAGCCGCCGTGCGCTCGATGAATGCGATTTTGCCGGATACGAGGGCGGCGGCACCGAGGATCTTTATATCGTTTGGCACCGTTGGCATCAAGCCGGGATCCGGATAGCCTCGGCTCTGCATGAGCCGTCATCGCACGTGAGCCGGCGAAGCGACGGGAAATTCTTCATGTCGATGATCCGGTTCGTTACCGACGCAGACGAAGGCAAGGGCGAATGCGTCGGCCATATCCGCACCTTGCAACGGCCCTTCTATGCCCAGGACAAGGGCGAGAAATTCGATCCGGCAAACGACGGGATCCCGACGGCGCCGGCGGATCGCAAGGTTGAGGGCAAGGCGATCGTGCCGGCAGCGTCGACGAAGGCGGCCGAGCCGACGGCCGCGACGGGATCAGTCGATAAAACCGTTGCGACCGCGATCGCGGTCGAGCTGGTCACGACGTGGGCGTCCCCCTGGCGGATCCCAACCGTGACGCGCGATCGCCGGCCGAAGAAATAAAAACCCCTCCGGCGGTCGTCGCGCGCGGAGGGGGAATTCGGGCGGGGCTACGACTCCCCGCGGCCTTTATCGGCTTGCCCGTACTGCACGCCGGAAACGTCGAATTTCCTGAAAGAATTGTCAAGGGCTTTCCTTTAGGAATCAATGCGTTGCGAGAGATGCGCAATAATACGCACTTTGTTAGTGCTTATGCCCGCGCAGTCGTGCTATGATTGGATCGAGGCCGCGGTCGGCTTCTCGTTGAGCGGATGCTTCTTGCGAACTCGGCGATTATCTCATCGGCTTCCTTGCTCACGGCTTCGGAGGTGTCCAGAACGTGCGCCCGTCGGCCGCGCGCCAGTAAACGCCGCCGTCATGGTTGAGGAACGCGACCGCATCTTTCGGCGTGTCTTGCACCGGAAAAGCCGGCGGCCCCTGGCCCGTGTCGCCGGCCGAGAATTCCTTCGCGTACTCGGCTTGAAACTCGACGAGCTCTCGCGGCATCCCTTGCCACGTCGAGAACGCCGGAGCATGCGAGGTCGAGATCCGCGATCCGTCGTCGGCGTAATCCGAAAGGATCGGATTTTCCGGCGTGCGGCGGCCGGTGAGCAAAAAAGCGCGCACGCAATGGATCCAACGCGGAGTCGAAAATTTGATCTTCATATCGCGGGAGTGAATTTTGCGACGATGGCCGGATCGAATTGAATCATGCTCTTCAAACCGGGGCCGGCGTGAGGGAAGGTCGGTTTGTAATGATACCGTACTGCACGCCGGAAACGTCGAATTTCCTGAAAGAATTGTCAAGGGCTTTCCTTTAGGAATCAATGCGTTGCGAGAGATGCGCAATAATACGCACTTTGTTAGTGCTTATGCCCGCGCAGTCGTGCTATGATTGGATCGAGGCCGCGGTCGGCTTCTCGGTTTAAGCTGCATCCTTTATGGCAACCGAAACGGAATGTGCCGAATGAAACTCTCCTACACCCATCCCGCGGCCTCTAAAGGCCTTCCCGTCTTCTTGGACGACAAAGGCAAAGTGATGGGCTATTCGGAAGGCTTTTGGGCTATCCGGAAGAAATTCAGGTTGCGCGCGGCCGATCTCGCGGAGATCTGCGGCGTGAGTCACCGGACTATCGACGGATACGCGATCGGCCGAAAACCGACCGCCCAGGTTTTGGGCATGCTTGCGCGGTATTTGAAAAGCCTTCCCCGAGATAGGGAATTCTGATGAAACGCTCAACCCCATTGCGCAGGAAGACGCGGCTGAAGCGCAAGACTTGGATGAGGCGGATCTCGAAGCGCCGCTCAGGCGAACGCGCCAAATATCTTCTCCGGCGAAAAATCTTTCTCGCGAAACATCCTTATTGCCAATGGTGGCTCGCTGAGCACGGCAAAAGAGAATCGCAAGTGCTGATCCGCGGCGGCGGACTTCCTTTCATCTCGAAGGTCGATAAATATCCCGGCTGCTTTGACTTTTGGCGCGTGCCGTATTCTAGGGAGATACACCACAAAAACAAGCGAACTGGCGCTAGGCTTCTCGATGAATCGCAATGGATGGCCGTTTCGCGTGCGGGCCACAAATGGATCGAGGCGCACAAATCCGAAGCTCGCGCCAAAGGCTATCTGCTCAATTTCTAAAATGAGCTATTTCAAATCCAGGCCATTTTGCTTCGCCTTCGCTATCGGTTTCGCTGCCGGTGTCGTCTTTGTCTCTGTTGGCGCTGCGATCCTGATCCTCTGTTTTGGCCGGTGAATTTTTGCCATGAAATCAAAACCATTAGTCATTGTTCGCACTCAATCCGCCGGCGTATTTGCCGGTGTACTCGAATCACGCGACGGCTCAGAAGCCGTTGTATCTAACGCGCGCCGCCTCTGGTATTGGAGCGGTGCGGCATCACTCAGTCAGCTTTCAATTGAAGGCGTCAGCAATCCCTCGGCCTGCAAATTTCCGGTGGCCGTGCCGGAAGTGACCCTTCTCGGAGTCATCGAAATTCTCCCACTCAGCGAAAAGGCGAAAGCATCGATAGACGCGGTGCCCGTCTGGAAAGCATAAATGGCTAAAGCAAATAAAACTGTCGGGTACGGGTCTGGGTCTGGGGATGGGTATGGGTACGGGGACAGGGACGGGGATGGGGACGGGTACGGGGATGGGTATGGGTACGGGGATGGGTATGGGTATGGGGATGGGTATGGGTATGGGTCTGGGTCTTGGTATGGGTCTGGGTATGGGTCCGGGGATGGGGATGGGTCTGGGTCTGGGTCTTGGTATGGGTCTGGGTATGGTTATGGGTCTGGGGATGGGTATGGGGATGGGTATGGGTCTTGGTATGGGTCTGGGTATGGGTCCGGGGCTGGGGATGGGTCTGGGGATGTGTAAGGGTCCGTGG